GTTTGTGGGAGTAGAAGTGTCATCCAAAGTGATACATGAGAAGTTTGAAGAGTCACTAATTGCAGTCACTTCCCAAATCACATTGTGGTTTCCACCCGTACCTGAGTTCTTGTGTGTCAAGAAATATGAATTAGCAGGAGTAGCTGGGTCTAGACCTTCTGGTGTACCAGGCCTCAACAATGGTGTTGGGGAAATCGCACCGTTCAATGTAAAGTTTGCAGAGTCTTGAGTCGCGTCGGTCGCAGATGTACCCACGTCAGCAATTGTGATTGACGTTCCAATTTCAGCACCAACTGCATAATCACGAGTGAAGGTGTAGAACAAGAATGCCTTCGCATTCGCACCGTCATTCAAAATATCTTGTGAGAATGTCACGTCGATAGATGTTGAGAATGGGAACGACTGTAGTACATTGTTATCGTCACGCAACTGGGTGTTGTTAATGTCACCAGAACTAATATTGACAATTGCGGTACCAGTTTCAGTACCAGATTGGTCAGTGTTAGTTGCTAACTTAGTAGTCAAAGTCGAACCAACGAATGCAAGCAATTCGTCTTGTAACTTACCTACTTTGGCAGATCCTGCACCAAACTGTTCGATGTCTGAATCTTGACGCAACTTGTATTGAGTCAATGCATAGACTTCACTGTTGGTCAAGGGTGATGCACTGCCCAATGCAGAACGTGCGTCGATCTTGATACCAAAGTCGAATGGTCCACCCAATAAGTCTTCTGAGTAACCAAATGTGTTAGATGCCTCACTGGTTTCAAGGAACTCAATCTGATAACCAGTTGCATCAACTCCTGAGTATTTCTCACCAGATG